AATCCAGCATATTTTAATATACCTATTATTAATTCAACTCTATCTGATTCATGAAGTGTAAAATCAGTTGAACCTGAACTATTATAAGTTAATGCGCCATTTGAGTCGGCTGAGCTATTCCAAACTGGATCATTAGGTATTTTTGTATATTCAATAAGTAAATTACCTAGTGTCCAACTATTATCTGATAATGCTGGTTCAACAATAATATCTGTAGCTCTCTGATAATATACAGGATGAGATGTTGTTGGTTTTGTTAAAGGTGAAGATAATAAGTATGATAAATTTTTTTTATTAACCTTTTCTAATTGAATAGTTTTATTAGTTACACTAATATTTATTGTTTTATATAAATCTGTTGGCAAAGTACCAACGCCGTTTATTAACGTAATATCTGCTTGTTTGAAAAAAGGATCTATTTTTTCTTCAATTTTTTCAGATATATCTCCATATCCCTCTACAAATCTTCCGGCATTTTGTTTTATAACCGCCCTATTATAATCATGAAAATTTCTATCTAGTATATCAAGTTGCACTTGAGCACCTATTCTTTTAAATTCATCTGGTGTTAAAAAACCCCTAGACTCTTTATTTAATATTGATAATACCGTCTGATATACTGTATTTACATTAATTGCCATAATTTTTATTTATATAATGATTAAGCCGCATATAGCGGCTCAACCACTATAATTTAACTATTTTAGTCTTTTTTCAATTGTTTGATAAACTTCAACACCTTCATCTGTTTTAAACCAAGCAGCTAATGCTGAGTACGGGTTTTCATCAAATGGTACTGTTAAAAGTTTTCTGCCTGTTGAGGCCCAGTTAAAAGTTCTTTGGTCATCAGCTAATTGAATTAAATTATTTTCAACAGCTTTTATACCTAAGTTTCTAATACTTATATTTTCATCATTTGCTAATTCTAAGAACAACGGAGGGTTGTTTTTAGCAAATAATAATAAATCTCTTTTAAGCTCCTTAGAAGTCATCTTAGATACCTCATTTCCTAATTCTGACCTTAATATTGCCTCTGAGTGGTCAATATCTAATGTTTGAGCTAAATTCATTGCCTCTAATTCATATTCAAGAATATCTAAATCTTCTTCAGCAATTTTTTCGGGATTATACTCTTTAAATTTAACACCATTGTCAGGGTGTAATTCAAGAAACTTTTGTAATGTTTGTTTTTCTTTTTCAACAAAAAGTTGGCCATTCCTAAATGCAATATGCTTTAATCTTTGAACGCCTTTCATTTCATCTTCAAATATTGTTTTTTGGTTTTCACAATATTTGATTTCTCTTTCATATCCTAATTCCTTATCATACCAAAGAATATTTTTACTTTTTAGCATATAAACAATAGGTGTTTCTTGTATAGTTAATTCGTATAATTTATCTTTTATTTTTAAATTCTTTATTTTTGATGGAGGTACCATTGCTGGTTTTTCAGCAGCCATCACTGCTTTTTCTTTTTTTGCCATAATATAATATAATAAAAATGTTAAAATAAAGGTATTGGGTGCCGAAGCACCCGTTACCCTTAATAAATATTAGTCATCAAATCTAACGAAGTTGTTAGCAGCTTGAACTACTAAACATCTTTCAGATAGATAATGTACTTCCATTTTGTCTAAGTCAGAACTAGTAGGTCCACCAACTGATCCAGTAACCCAAGTTTTGAGTTTTCTGTCATCAGCTTCTGAAGCTCTATATCTAACATGTAAGAATGGTCTTCTTACGTTTTTACCTAATTGCTGATCATATACAGATGATGTTCCAGCTGGAACTAATACACCTTTTAAACCACCAATATTACCTCTTGTAGATTTATCGTTAAGATATTTCCAATCAGTTTTGTAGAATTCATAACCACCTCTTTGGAATCCGTTGAAACCTAAGTTTAACGCCATGTCAGAAGAATTATTGAATGCTCCAAAAGATAAACCACCTGTATTATGAGGGTTTAATCCCGCAAGTAGATCATCAATTTGTAAATTTGAAGCTCTGTTAATGAATAACATGTTTTCAGAAATAGAACCTTGCTCATCTAATTTAGCAATTAAATCATCAAAGTCGTTAATGTCTGGTGTGCCATCAAATAAATCTGCACTAACCATACCTCTATTACCAATAGCAGATAATAAACCTTCTGATCCAGCAACACCTACTTCAGAGTTTGCAGTAGCTGTATTTGCATCAACAGCAGCTTTTTCAGCTTCTACCATTGCCATTTCTAAATAATCTTCAAATCTCTTAGTTGTGTCTCCTTGAGATTTTAAATACCATAAATATCCACCTTGTCCAGATTCTCCAGATACTTCTATCCAACCGATCTGAGCTGTGTCAGAACCGTTGATTTCGAAATGATCTTTAATAATCATTGGAGAATTAGAAAGTGATAAAAATTTAGGCTCAATAGAACCATTCATTTTACCAGTTCCTTTTCCAAATTCAGAACCATAAACAAAGAATTTTATTGCTTGATTGTCAGTAGTTGCAATACCAGATAAATCGTCTACGTTTTGTGCACCGTAAGGCTTAATATCTAATTTTGCACCAGTTGTATAGCCTGCAGTTTCTGATTCTATACCTTGACTAACAATCGCTTTAAATACAACGTTATTCACAACTGCTACTATAGTGGCACCTTTTCTTACCGCTGAAGCAACTGATGAACCGCTGTCAATATCTGTAATCGTGTCAACTAATCCAGTAACAGGATTAATTTCTCCGTTATATGCTAAGTGTAATCTACCTTGCTCAGACCAAATAACTTGATCAGATGCCATAGGCATTTCAGCACCTAACATTTGTATGAATCCAGAAATTGATCTGTCTCCATATTTTTCTACTTCTGCTTCATATAACTCTGGTAGGTATTGTTGTGCCCATCCAGCAGTTGTGCTTGATCTAAAATCAATATATGAACCAGGCGTAGTCATTTTTTGAACGTTAGGCTGTACTATGCCTGCCGTTCCTAGTGTAAAACTTGCCATTTTAAATTAATTTTTTAATTGTTAATAATTTTTTAGTTTAATTTTTAGCCCTGAATCATTATTACCTGAAATAGCTTTTACTTTTATGCCACCAGCTTCAACATAACCCTCAGAAGTTTTTCTAGGGTCCATATTAATATTTTTAGCTTCTGCTGTCATTTGTTTTATAGCATCTGCTTTGCCTTGTTCATAAAAATGGTTTGCTATTGCATCAGGGTTAGAAGCGGCAAATAAAGATTTATGAAAATCACCAGCGTTAGTAAGAAGATTGTTCTTATCAACGTATTTATCAAAAACATTTGTTAAATTTTGTGATTCTTTTACTTTATTAACATCTTTTACATTAAACCTATACTTCTTGTCCCCAACTTTAAAATTAAAACCTTTAAAATTTTCATTGAAAACGCTTTCAGTTTGTTGTTTGAAATGTTCTGTTTGCTTCGCTAATAATTCATCAGCTGATTTTTGCTCGTCATTGTAGCGGTTGAAAAAATCTATTGCTTTTTGTTGCTCAGGAGCTAACTTAGAACCCAACTTGACTTCTTTGTAATATTGATCCTTGAGCCCTGTTAAAAAGTTTTTAGCATTGGCAACCTCTTCTTTTAGAGCTAATTTTTTTCTTTTTATTTCTCTCTCTTCATCAACCTCACTATCAAATGAAAATTTATCTTCCATGATAAATTGTATTTCATCATAACTCAAATGAGGTTTTGTTTGTTTGTAATATTCAACTAATAATGTATTCTCATCTACGTTTGTGTAGTCAGCATTTAGTCTAACATAGTCATCCAAAGTACCTCCTGTTTCATTCATAAACTTTACTAAGTCCATAACGTTTTCAGGATAGTCTATTGGTTCTTGTGCTTTTTCTTCCGGTAATACTTCTTTTTGTTCCGGTGTGGGCTCGGTAGCTTCAACGCTTCCATCCACTCCATCTTCGTCAGTATTATTTGTTTCAATGGTTTCATCGGTTATTTCTTCTAAAACTGGTGTTTCTTCTATTTCTTTTTCTTCGCGTACGTCTTGCAATTCCACTTTGGTTTCTTCCCCAGCTTCTTCATTCTCGCTGCTTCCGCGTAACACGCCATCTTTTGTTTCTTGTTCTTGAACGGCATCTTTTTGTTCTTTAGGTTCGTTTAAATTTACTTTATACACTCCAGTTTCTTCATCAAAATTTGATGCTTTTTTCTGAACTGTTTCTTCTTTTTCAGCAATAGACTTTTCTTCAGTCTCTACTGGTTTTACTTTAATTTCTGCCATAATAAAATATTATATAATTGTTTAAAATTTATCTTGGATCAAATTGCTCTAATCCAAATCCACCTAAATTATCAAATCCAGCGGATTCAAAGTTTTTCGGTGGTGCACCAGATTTTCTCTGGTCTATTAATTCACTCTGTTGAGAAGCTTGAATTTTTGTTCTTTCATCTTTACGATCTTCTTTATACTTCTCTTTATTTTTAATTACGTCTGACTCAGCTTCTTTAAGCTGCATGTTTAATTGAAATTCATATTCCATTAATTCTTTCTTAATTGCAGCTTCTCTTTCCATTTTTGCAATGTCAAACTGTGATTGTGCTTGTGCAATTTGCACCTTGCTTTCAGCAATACCCTGTTGTTTTTGAATATCTGCTGCGGCTGCGGCTTGAGCTGACTGAGCATTTGATTGAGATTGTGCTTGGATATTCTCCATTTGCATTTGTCTATCTCTTTCAAATTTTTGTTTTCTTCTTAATTTTAATAACTGATTAGCTAATTTAAGATTTTTAATTTCTCTAACGTCTATTGCGTCGTCTAAATCTATTTGCTTTTGGCTTATAGCCATTTGAATATTATTTTCTAATATTTGCTTTTCTTCTTCATCGGGTGCTAATTCTAAGAATATTCCAAAATCATGTATATGTAAATCCGATATTTCCGCTAATGTAGCCACGTCAAACTTTCCTAAAGATTGAATAAAAGATTTTTTGGTATTAGAGTATTCCAAAACATCAGCCACCCTTAATGATACTGCTTCTGCAGTTTTTAAAGTTATGTATAATCCGCTTTGCAATATATGTCTTGTAGCGGTATTACTATTAGCAGCAGCTAATTTTTGCAAACCTACTAAAGCATTTTTATCAGGCGCACTACCATCCCTAGCTTCATTTAATCCTGTAACATCTCTCATCATTTGGAGATAATAATTATAGCTATTAATTAAACTTGAAATTTTTGTGTTACCGCCAGATGCTCTTAATTCTTGAATAGGTACTCTACCATTATTAAAATCACCATCTTGTGTCATAGACCTACCGATAACGCTACCAGTTTGAAAATACATATTTAATGCCTCCTGTGGATTGTAGTTTGTGCCATTACCTAAGTCTACTTCAGCAATGCCGTCCGCATCTAAAAATACCCCGTCAGGAACCATACGAGATAGCACTTGTTGCAATTTAAGATGCGTTATTTGAATCATATCTGCAAAAGATGTCATTCTGCTAACTAATGATTCAGGCTTTCCTTTGTATATTCTTGGAGCTACAATATTATAGCTCATTTGCACTTTTGTAATATCTGATTTAGGTCTAGTCATATTAACAGCTTTTTGCCATTTCAACATTTTTTCTAAACCAACTATTTTAGCGCCTTCATATAAACATTCTATAGATCTATTTACTTTTTGAAATCTAGCTCTAGAATCTTTAGGTGGATTAAATGTATCGTCTTTTTTAATTGCTTTATCAGCACCACTATTTGTTTCTTTTATTTTGTAAACTTGATTTTCAAAAGTTTTATATTCAAAAAATAATACATATACGTAATTTCTATCCTGACTTTCAGCTGTGTATGATTTATTATACAACTTTGAATTACCAGATCCATAACCTTCAATATTTTCTATATCTTCATTTGTTAATTGGGGAAATTGTTTTTTAAGTTCAACAATAGAAACTCTTCTTACTTCGCCTACATAATATATATCATCAAAATACGGAGAGTCTGTATATGAATAAACTATGTCAGCTGGGTCTACATACTGAATTTTTATACCCTCTGCTGTATTAAAACTATTTTTAACACATCCCATTCCAAGAACAGCAATATCATAATCTACTCTTTTCTTTAATAAATTATATTTGTTTAATTCAAAAACATTATTTATAGCTTGCTCTTGTGCAATTTCAATTGACTGTTTATAGTTTAATTGCATATGTAAATTGAGCTCCTCTTCATTTTCAGGTATATCTTTTTCTTCATTGTATAATGTATCTATGCCTAAAGTATTTTGGATTTTTTTAGCAAAATCTGTAGCATACATATCATTAAGCATGTTTTCTACAAATTGTGTCCTTTTTTTACTTGCAACAGGATCTATTGAAAATGCTTTTAAATCATAAGTTCTTTCCCCAATGCCGTTAACTACTATATCTACAAATTTAGGTATAATAGGAACAGGCTTCCAGTCTAAATTAAGATATGACAAATCACCGTTAATAGATAATTCATCTTTATATTTTTGTATATTTTGTTCACCTCTTGCGTATAGCCTTAGTCTATGAAAATTATCTCTATTTGCAAAATAACGTGTACTTCCCGAATCTTTTTTAAACCATTCAGACTCTACGGCTTTAGCAATCTCTAATCCATATTGTAAATCTGATTTCTCAACGTCACTTACTGCTTGACTTGGAAAAATACCTCTTGTTGATACTTTACTCATTTATTCTATTATTTTTGAAAAATTGCCTTTATTATTGTATTTAGCAAAACTAAAATTTACTTTATTATTTATTTTTTTATCCGGTGTAGGTGTATATAGGTTTTTATTACATGCCATAATCGCTAAACCTGAGCTTATAGCGGCATCAAATTTGGTTCTTTTATTTATATCAAATTTTGCCCAATCATTTAATGTAGTATTAAAATACATATCCCCATACTCTCCATTACCTTTATTACCTACATATGAATTTATATAACTTTCAATCGCAGCTGCGTGCGCTTGTCGTATATCTTCACTTGAGTTTGGTATACCACCAATTTCTTTTTCAGCTACAGATAATTTATTCCAAACTTTATCAGGTCTATTCATTGAGTAATTCCTATAGCCTCTTCTTTTTAAATAGTATAATAATCTAGGCTTGTTATTTTCTGCTAGTATTGGCATACCATAAAAGTGCAATGCCATTAATATATCTTCAAAAAATATTTCAGCCGTTTGAGGTCTAGCTATATACTCAAGAAAAAACCTGTTGGCCGGCACGTTTTCCATACTAAATTTAGTAAGACCGTGCAATGAACCCTTAGATCCTTTGCCATCTGTAGTTCCGGATATATCATAACTATCGCAACCAAATGCACCAATATGTTCATTAGCAGGATATTTGTTACCATTTTTTATTAATACTTTATTTTGTAAACTTATACTCGGCACCCAACTAATATCAAATCTACCGTTAGGATTTGGTATAAATTCTACTTGAGTGTCTTTGATTCCGTTTTTCCATTGAAAACTTCCACGAGTGACAAGAGCATTGTATCTAGCTTCTTCATTGTAGTCAATCTGTTCGTAAATCCTAGCAAGATTAAATATACTATTCCTAGTTTCATCTCGGAAAGCGTGTTCTTCAGTTCTTGGAAATTGTCTATAAAATTCATTTAAACCGTCCTGATCTCCTTTTAATCCTTCAACTTCATTGTCCCAGTGCTCAATAACCCCGACATCAATGTATTGGCCGTAGTTGTCTTCAATAGGTTTTTCTGGCGTATTGAATACAGGTAATCCATAAGAATCAATGAATCCCTCGAAGTTCCATTCCATAGGTATGAACAAACTATATAATCCCGAGCGAGTCTGTCCATTGCGGTTTCTTTTTGTAACGTCTGAATCATTATATAATTTTTTAAAGTTTTCACCGCCTTTATCTAATGAATTACTTGTTGAACCCATCATACATTTACCAATAACTCTGCTACCTAATCTTAACGTTGTTTTCGTGACTCGCCAGTTGTTGAGTATGTTCTCGGGCCTCTCCCATTTTCCTGCTTCGTCGTGGACCAAGAGGGCAAGCTTTTCACCATCATACGAGTTATTTCCTGTGTTTTTCCAGTCGATTGTAGTGTCCAGTCCCGCGAGCTCCTCGCTCCTTTGCTTCGTGAGTATACTTTTTTTTGTAAATTTACTTGCTGGTACACGATAGGCCAACTCGGTTTTGGGACGATCCATACCGTCTTGTATTGGTTTAAAAAAGAAGGGGTAATTGACCGATATGGGTACCACTTTATCT